ATTTTTGAATTATAAAATATTTTTTCAAAAAAGTTTGATAAAAAGGGGAGAGCCGAAGCCCTCCCCAGGAATAAAACCAACCCTATTGTCCCCAAATGCTAAGGAATGATGCAAATATAGTAATTATTTCAGAAAAACAAAAGTCCCGCGCTTCGCAGCGCAGGGCTTCCGCCATTAACAAATACTTTCGATCATGAAAACACTGTAGCCGGGCAGAATGCCCGCGCCACAAATATAGCGATTATCTCGGAATTCGCAAAGTCCCCGCCTTCATGGCGTCGTATTTTTCCCCGACGGCCTCGCGGACGAGCGCCGTCAGCGGTACGCCCTGGGCCCTCAGTTCCACGACCTTCTCATAGGTGGCCGCGTCGAGGTGCACCGTCGTCGGACGGTACGGTCCTCCCTTCTTGCGCCCTGATCCCTGGCGGGCACCTCCCCTTCTGTCTGTGCTGTTCATAAGTTAGAAAAGATTTTGTTGTATCTCCTTTGTTCTCCGGTTTGCCATTTCTGCGTAATCTTTGTCAATTTCATAACCGACATAATCGAGTCCGAGCTGAGCGCATGCCAGACACTCCGTCCCGGAGCCGGCGAAAGGAATAACGGCCAGCCTCTGCCCCCCGTGTAGGGATTATATACCGGAGCAGGTTCTTCGTAAAGCGCAGATCCTTGACGGTTGGATGCTCAAATCGGGACGATCCCCCGGAATCCCATATAACGTCAAAGACGTCCGACTGCCGGTCTTCCATCCTGAATGGTCGCCGTAAGTCTTCATACTCCCGCCGTAAGTCTTCATACTCCCGCCGTAAGTCTTCATACTCCCGCCGTAAGTCTTCATACTCCCGCCGTAAGTCTTCATACTCCCGCCGTAAGTAATCGCCTTCTTTGCCTGAGTTGAACAGGTCGCGCAGCTTTGCATATTGTTCGGTTGTCGGAAGTTCCCACTGGCTTTTGCGGGTGAACCAGTGCGACGCCATAGAGGTCTGCAGCGCCTTGTTGACTTGTTCGGCGGTATATCCTGCGCGGTCCCTTTCCCCGATCATGTAGTCAATGAGACTGCGGTAGACTCTCTGCTTCAGCATGCCCGTCTTCCAGATATACACATTTTTAGCCATTGCTCCAGAGTTTTCGTCAACTTCTTCCGAGTTGCTCTCATAGATCAGGAACCTTTCATCATTGCTGAAAAAGGTCCTTTGATTTTCCGGAGACGCCAGTACCGCCTGTATCGAGTTACTCTTTCGTATCGTGCAGGAGTTGAGGATATGGAAATATTTATCAAGTATGATCTGCGAATAGGCTATATTACGCCACGAGCCATACCACACAAGCGTCCCGTTGAAGGCGAGCAGCCTGCTGCATTCTCTCGCCCACAGCTCGACGTCTTTCAGATACGCCTCAAAACTCTCCCATATCTTGTCGAATTCTCCCTTCGTCTGGTAATAAGGAGGATCTGCGATAATTATATCGGCACAATGGTCGGGAAGATCGTTCTGGAGAAAATTCCCATGTATTATCTGATTCCTTTTCATAACTGATTTATTTTTTTCAAAATGAGAATTAATCTCTCTCCCCGTAGAGGATGAGGTCAAGGGTAGCCTCCTTTATTTGCTCGCGGATGGTCTCCTTATCGTATATGCGGTTTATGTAGGTGATTCCGTCAATGATCTCCCCGATAGACATATCGCTCCCTTTCTTTAGACATTTGAGAAACGCCATCGTATCTGGGGAGATGGTTGTGGAAAGCTGTACCCTCTTGTCCTTCTTTGGCTTCCTTCCGGCCCCTGCCCTGGCTCCGCCCCGGAGGTGTGATTTCACTTTACTCATAGCGGATCATTTTACAAGTTCGAACTCGTACACGAATATCCACGGATTGCTTGCCCATGTCCCCTTGCCGGATACCTTGTCAATAAGGCCAGCGAAGGCTTCGCGAGGTGTGAAATAATGCCCCCTACTGTTTTCAAAACGGTAATATGAGACTGCGTGTCCATTCTGAAAAGCCACATCAACTCCTTCCCTAAAACAATCTTCTTCGCTGATGTCCTGTAAGCGTTCTACCTGGATATTCGTGATGCGAATCTGATGGGGCATGAGCTCGGCACGAACGAACCTCTTGTTGTACCAACCAGGGAGAGTTTTTGGTAGGGTAACATCGCTCTGGCCAGCAAATGCCTTAAAGTTGTCAGGGGTAGGCTCGATGAGGTAAGAAAATTTTTTCAATTGAAAATAGGCGATGGTAGCGAACTCATCAAACACCTCATCATAATTCTGTGCCACAGCCACAACCTCGCCGATCTGATAGCGCGACTTCTTTAGTGTTTCTTCCCAGTTCCCGAAAGGCGTCCCTTCTGGGACAAGCCTTCTCGTCATCGTCTTGCGACCTTCCAGCACGGCGCTGGTAAGGCCGTACCTGTCATTGAACATTATCTTCTTCATATCTTAGAATTCTAATAGTTTAGCCCGGAATGGTTCCTCGCACGAGGTCCCCAGATGGGCTATTTCCTTGTCTCCGTCCGAAACCGGGAAGAAGCAGACCTCGTCCCGGCCGACGATTACGACCGACACTTCTTCGTCGGCGTACTTTTCGAATAAACCGATCAACGTCTTGTATTTCATGCCTCAACCTCCTTATCTATTCCGCACATGGCAAATATCGCCTGAAGCTCGCTTACGGAAGTTACAAAAATGCACGTCATGAGCTGTGTCGGTTTGTAATGCCCACGGACCTGGACGCAGACCTTATAGAAAACGTCAGCTTTGTCCACCAACACTTGCTTGCCCTGGTATTCGCCCTGGAAGTCGCCACGCCAGCTATCCGACAGCAATCGGCGATGCAGTCCGAGCTTCTTAAGATAGTCTTCGGTAAGCGGGACAGGTTCTAACGAATCAGCTACAACCCATTTGTCTTTATTCGTGCCACAAATGTGGCAGCAGATCAACCCTGCTTTCTCGATATGGTCGACTATACATGGCTGGTCCTCATGGAGTACCAACGCTCCGATAAAAAGGTCTTTTGGTTTCATGATCAAATAGAGTAAAATGTTCCCTGAACTTCCCTGAAGGAGATAGTTACGTTTCCAACCGTGAAACGATTCAGATATGAGTTGTTTAGTTCCAGATGAATATCCACCGGACGCAGTCTCTTGTTCTCCGAGAGTATCTTTGCCTGCTCGTTGTCAATCTTTTCTGCCAAGTCAGACATGGCATTCTCGCTGAGTACGTGGTCCTCATAAGGCTTCGCCACTTCCGCGAGCTTTCTTTCCATTCCCAGGGCATTCGCCGGGACATAGACGTTGGAGATAAAATAGTGTCTCATGTTGTAAGATTTTTAAAAGGGAGCGGCAGTCTAAGTCCAGGTTGAATAATGTCTTATATGCTAATATTTTTCGAGAGACAGTCTTTCCCGCCCCCTGTGTTATTAATTCAGTCCGTACCGCTTGCGTACCTGCGCAATTACGTCGCGTCCGTAGTCGTCCCGTGTCTTGTCCAGGAAGGTGCGGATCGTGATGCTGTCCGTCGGCTTGTAGCCGTGCTGCTCGCACCACTGGCGTCGTCCGAACTCGCAGGAGCTGGTGAGGATATGATGCCACTTGAACAGGTCGCCGTACTCCTTGTCGAGGTCGGGATGCTCGCGGACAAAGAGGTCGATTCTTTCCTCGACAGGCATTTCCTGCATCGCCTTGTCCTTCGCGGCCTCGAAGGCCTCGTGAATGGTGTCGCCGTGCCCGTAGAAGTCCCCGAAGCGAGCGACGAAGCAAGGCTTGAGGGTAAGGTCGTCGTTGAGGATAGCGCCTTTGGCGTAGTCACCCCGGACGTGGTATATCAGCGTAGGCATGCCGTCAACGTCGTGGACCTTGTGGCCGTTGAAGCTGATAATATCGCCGTCGCCGGAGCCGGAGCCGGAGCCGTAGCCGGAGCCGTCGCCGGAGCCGGAGCCGTAGCCGTAGCCGTCGCCGGAGCCGTAGCCGTCGCCGGAGCCGGAGCCGTAGCCGGAGCCGTCGCCGGAGCCGTCGCCGTAGCCGGAGCCGTCGCCGTCGCCGTCGCCGGAGCCGTCGCCGTAGCCGGAGCCGTCGCCGTAGCCGGAGCCGGAGCCGGAGCCGTAGCAGTAGCCGTAGCCGGAGCCGGAGCCGTAGCCGGACTCCTTGCTCGGCGTGAGAAATCTTCTGATATCAAGCTCTAACGCTTCCATGACTTGATGCTTTCAATTGATTCGATAGCCTTGTCAGTGCACGGTATCAGCTCGATGCCTCCGGTAACGACCATTTCAGGAACTACGACTGTAAACTTGCACTGCGAGCGGCCGCTATCGGCGACGCCCTCCACTGCGAGCTGACTGAGAGAGGCGGCCCCGTCCCAGTACCACAGCCTGCGGACGTCCGCGAGCTTGGCAGTGTAGAACTCGCCGTTATTTTCCACTTCCTTTACCGTGCCGAAGAATACTCCGGCGTTCCTTGCGCGCATGATGCACTTTCGATTGATGTAATTTTCCATTTTGTGATATTTTAAAGGGTTTATTAAATGATGTCGTCCTTATGGGTGAAAGTTTTAACGATGTCCACTATCATTATGACTATCCAACTACAAGCTCCCACGAAGGTACCCCAGAAAAGCACCCATTCTTTACTGAAGATTAGCGTGGCCGCGATTACCAGCGTAAACCATACGATAAGTGCGATAAGCACTATCTTGTAAGTCCTTGAGCTCATAACTCGGCCTCCTGGATGAAGATAAGGTTGGCAATAGTGTCATCCACCTTGTGACGGAGGTCGTAGAGGGTATTGAGTGCGGCGTATGTCTCTATCCTCTTTTCCTCGTCGTTGAAATGTGCTTCCTTGTCAGCCTTTACGGCTTCGATTTTCTGCTCGATCGTCTTCTTGACGGTCTCGAGGCTCTGGATTGTTGCTGAGAATTTCATGATAAAGGGTTTTAAAAATATTTGTTTATCTTAGGTTTGGTGGGGAGGGCTGCCCCTCCCCTGGGTGATTTAGTTCATTCTCCTTTCAATGCAGTCCTCCGCCTGAATCTCCTCTCTCACACTCTTATAGGACTTGCCATTCAATTGGGAATATCTCTCCTCAAAGAAGAACTTGGACTCATCGGCGGGCTTCTCTGCAGTATAGCAATAAAACCATGTCCACTGATATTCAGACTTGCCGGATTTCCCTGCAATGTTGTTCATTCCGAAATACCAACCGAGGATGCAATCCTCAAATTGTCCAGAATAAGGGTTGTACCATTTATCGCTCCTTTTGGCATTGACCTCATAGCGGACATTGTTTTTCTCGCAAAAAGCCTTTAGTTCAGCAAATGTTTTCATGATGTTTTCGTATTTTGTTGTTGCAAAGATAGCAATACTTTTTGAAATAAAAAATATTTTTTCAATTATTTTAACATTTTTCACAGAATTTTTCAATAAAAAGCCCTATTCTTGTCTTGGCAAGATAAGCATATATTTATAAGTGCTATTTTTCACGTTTAGATTATTCCTAAAATCCCCGGCCGAGAGGTCCGGGATTTTTCGTAAAAAAAGCAGGGCCCGGAACGCATCACCGGCGTCCGGGTCCCGAAACGGTGCCTGACTTCAGGCCCGCTACCAGAGTCCCCACCACATGGCGAGGGAGACGAACAGCTGGACGGGTACGCCGCCGACGCATACGCGCAGGGCTTCCTCGACGCGGCCCTCGTCCTTGAAGTAACGGTGGAAGAAGTCCCACGAGAAGGCGGCCGCGATCACGACCACCATGCAGAACGACAGGCGCAGCGCTATCGCCGCGAAGGAGGCGAGCAGCGCCCCTGCGAGGATGGCGGGCCAGCCGGCGGCCATCCATCCGTAAATTTTCTTCAGTAAATTTCTCATAAAATCCATTATTTTGTCAAAATAGGCCGTATTTCGCGTTTTTCGCGGAAAGGCAAGGAAATTATCGCCTGCGGATAAAAGACGCGCATACGGCTTTATTATCGGGTGTTATCGAGGAATCAGAAACGGTACTGAATGCCCGCAGTGATTCCGAAGCCCGCATACATCCTCCTGCCGTCCCCGGTGAGCCCGTAGCCGAGCTGCGGCCCTGCCGTGATTCCGAGGGACCAGCGCGGAGCCGGTATCGTCCGCGTCTCCGTGTTGGTGATATATACCGTGTTCCTGAATACGTCTATACGGTCCAGGCTCGGACGATAGCCCGACACGACGGCCCTGTAGTCGTCGCCCTCGTAGGTCTTCGTCTCCAGGGGGACGGGGACGTAGAGGGTGTCGTGCTCTGCGACCGCATACGGGACGCGGATCGTATCGCCGGGCACTTCGACATACTTCGGCACCGGCTTTATCACGGTGGTGGTATCATACACCCATACCGTGTCGGAATGGTGTTCGACGGGAAGCTCGTCCCACTTCCTCTCCCAGGCCCTGGAAGCGACGACGTATCCGCAGAGATAGGCAGCCGCCCCTATGACGGCCGCCCAGAGGAAAAGACGCAAGCCCTTAGCCATAGTAGTGCCACATTACGCCCTGCGGGTGCGTCGGGCTGTCGTCGAGATGTATGTAGGCCTTGCCGACGCCGATGCGTGTGAAGCCTGCCTCCAGCGCGGCCTTGACGATCTTGTAACGGTTGGCCGAGTCGTTGCACCGTATATCCACCGCCCTTCCGAGGGTGTGTGCGCTCGTCCCGGCGCGGCCCTGCTTCTTCTCATGCTCTACGGAACGGTACGCGGAATTGAGGACAAGCGGAATGCCCGCCAGCTCGCGCACCTTGTCGAGACGGTCCATAGTCCCCTGCTCCATATCCTGCAGGGAGCAGGACGGGGAGCAGCGCTGGAACTCGGACTCCTTGAAATATTTTGCAGTAATCATATCTATGTCGTTTGCTTTATGTCGTCGAAGCTGACGCCGGTCTGCTCCTCGACCTTTACCTTCATGAACTTACGCAGCCACCTGAAAAGCGGGTGGTCGGAGATGACGGCGGCGTTCTCCAAGAAAGACCAGAACTCCACGCCACAGATTCCGCCCGTAAACCAATTGGCGAACTTCATCGGTTCGCCCCCTGCGGCCAGTATCCTTGCAAGCATTTCCGCCATGCAGATTCCAACGAGGATGAATACGATTTTGTAAATCGTCCTCCACGCCTTGACGCTTTCAAACGCGAAGCGTTCGCCCTTTCGGTGTGCGAGTATCGCGCTTTTAGCGCACCCCGTTACGAAATCCACTAATTCGAAAAACAACGCCGCGACAACGAGAGGTAACAGCCTTTCGCAGAACACGGACAAAGCACTTGCAATAAATCCGGCCATCATTTTGTTAGGGTATATGTTGTACTGTATCATGCTATGCGGAATTTGGTAATCGCCAATACAGGGCTTAACGTGTTCAAAGAGCGTTCGTATAAACCGCCAATCGCAAAGATGTCAACGTATGCGGTCGCATTTCGTAACGTGCTGGTCATGTACGAACCCATATACGGGCTATCCCATCTGGTAGCCGACATTGCTATCAATGCGGCTTCCCCGGCACTCGGCAACCACCATGCACCCGCGCCACAGCCCGGTACGTCCTCGATGCCGAAAGCATAGGCGGCTTCCGCACCCGGTACGCTGTAACCGGATTCGACAAGGGCTTTCGTGTTCTTCTTGCCGTTCATGTCGGCAATCAGACTTCCCGGCCGGTTGTCGGGATAAACTACCAACATCCTTTCGTTAACGAAATCCATGTACGTTCCGTTGTACTCGGACGGGGTAACGGTGTAATCGATGTTGCCGATAGTGTATGTAATCGTGCTACCGTCAGCCAATGCCGCGTCCCATGCGCTTTCCCTCACAGGGAACACTGTGTCGAAAACGGTTGAAGTCTGGTCGTATTTGACCGCAAGAGCCGCGTTGAGGATTCCCCTCGGCCTCGGAACGGTTGCCGTAGGCGATACCTTGACCGTAAGCACTCCGAACGGTACGATACCTTCCGGGAATGTGGTAAGCGTCGAGAAAGCATAAGTTCCCGACAACGGGCTACCGATGATGCAGTCAATCCCGTCGCGGTAATATACCCTTCCGACCTGCGTGAACCCGGCGGCGGTAAGTTCGGCGGCACTATAAGACCTTACCCCCGGAGTTGTCGCCCATGCACCCGGATTTTTCAGAGCATAGAAAGATTGGTCGGCGGCCCTGTATAGAAGAATGTCGCCTACGGCCAATGTCTCCTTCGCGTCGATGAAGTTCATCGAATCGACTACCACCTGCCCCGTCTCCCGTATCATCGAGACGGCGGAACGGGAAAGATACTGACTTGTTCGAAGGGCATTATAGATGTCCCCTCCTGCGCTCTTGGCGGCCGTGTACTGCGCCAAGGTATCGAAGATGTAATTGTAAGTCATTTATTCGTCCTCCTTAATTTCTTCGGGCCTTTCGGTCCATTCCACATGATATTTTTCTGTTAGATGCTCCTTGAAGGAATCCAACACCGCTTCCAGTTCCGCACGGTCGTCTCCCTTGTAGTCCGTCGAGAAGCCCCACGGCTCAACCTTGAAAGAGCCCTCGACGTCTTCCCCGTCCTTGCGGATAATCTGGAAGGCTACGTCGGTGAATTTGCCGTCGATGCACCCGACGACGCAGAACAGCTGGAACCCCTGCGGGGATTCCGAAGGAAACACTACCATATCCCGCGTAAGTGTTCCCGTGATGATGATGTCCTCGAACATAGCCTTATGGATTTATGATCTGTCCCGTGACGTGGAGGTCACCTATCACCGTGATACGTCCGGCATCGTCAATGACGATTCGGTTGCCTCCGAGATTCAGTTCCTTCCCCACGTTGAGGAAGTTGACGACGATAACCTCGCGCAAGATGTTGGCGTAAGCGCTCTCAAGGGCTTCCAGCCTTGCCGCAAGGGATTGCAAGGCCGACGCTTCCACCAGTTCCGAGCTGTTGCCCTCGGCCTTGTTGACGAAATTGTCGGTGGCGCCCTTCTGGGACATCACCTTGTCGGCTCCCGTTCCGGTGCCCTGCACGATGTCAGCCTTCGCCACGTAGTCGGCGACCGCATTAGTGATTGCCGTAGCGAGCGCCTCCGGCTGTATCGCCGAGTTGAGCTTTTCAAGCAGCGCGTCGGTGAGGTCGTTCGCGGAGAGTCCCTTTCCGTCCTCCTGTTCGACTTTCCAGTCCCGAATGTCCTGGACGATCTGGACGAGCACGTCCTGAAGGACCTGCCCCGTAATAGCCTGTGTGGTGTTGTTCTTTATCACGGCGGCTATATCCGCGATAAGGTTGTCATATCTGCTCATATCAGTGAATATATATTGTCTTTCCGTTAATCACCCAGCGCCAGCAGTCGAATGACTCGTCGAAGGACATGTCGAAGGAACCCGTCCCCTCGACGAAGTCGTAAGCCTCGGCGCAGAGCCCGTCCTTGCGCGCCTCCAGGGAGACGTTGCAGAAGACGCCCGCGCACTCGTCGGAGAAACGCTGGTTGAACGTCCTGAAGGTGTATTCCGAAGGGTAGAGGCCGAGGTCCGGCAGGGCGTCCAGTATGTTCGTGAGCGTCTCGATGCCATGCGACTGGATCTCCAGCTCGTTCCTCCTGTCGGCCGTCAGGCGGTCGACGTAGAAGAAGGTGAAGTCGTAGGTGATCATCCCCGACTCGGCCGCGCTGGAGTGCTCGTTCTGGAGCCACGCGAAGGCCGCGTACCTCGCCTCCGGCCACGCATTGAGCCGGAAGACATCGTTACGCACGATGCTTCCGACGTTCGGCTGGAGCGCCGCCGTCTTCTCGATTGCCCGTATGGTCTGCAAAAGATTCATATTAATGCTCTATTTTTCCGCGAGGCCCTCCGAGGAATATCCCGCAGGACGCCGCGCTGTAAAGGTTTGCCTTGATCCGGTTGCAGTCGCACTCGCAGAGTTCCGGGAAGCTGGCCCTGTTGTCAAGGAGATAGCCCTGGAGGTCCATTGCCATGCTGTCCGCCTTCGCGACGTAGTAGTCCTGCAGCCTGCACATGTCGAGGTGATCGGCCGCCGGCATGTTCTCGTCAGGCGTCTGGATGACGCCTGCGTTGGCGACCTTGAAATTGACGTGCTGCGCCACCTCAACGACAGCGCGGTAGGTTATGTAATACTGCGACTTCTCCAGCAGCGCCTTGTATGCCTCGTTGCCCGCCTGGCCTATGGTGCCGGCGTCGACGAGGGCCTTGAGCTTGTCAAGGAGCGCGTCCCCGACGATGCCCCGGTAATAGACGTTCTGCGCCTCCCTGATGGACGGCAGGATATACCGCCCCGCAAGGTTGTCGCTGATGCCTGACGTCTCGCGGACAAATCGCTCGTTCGTAAGTAGTATTTCTTTCATGTCACTGCACTTTTTGCTCGGTCTCCCCGGCCAGGGAGAACGGCGTGATACTGATGATGCCCGTCTGTCCGTACAGACGCTCGTAAGCCTCGATTATGGACTGCTGCGCAGGGCGCACCGTCGTCCTGTTGTACAGACGGAAGGCACCGTCGTAGTCGTCGTTGCTGAAGCCGTTGTTGTCGGTCGGGATTCCGAAGATTATCGGGGTGGCGCGGAAGGCGGTGAAGATGTGCTGGCGGCTCGAAAGCGCGAGCGCCTTGTACTTCTCCCCGAAGTCCTCCACCTTGAGCTCCCGGAGCGTCGGCTGCTTCTCCTTGTTGCTGTTCCACGAGAATATGATGCGGCCCGCGTTCTGGTGGCCGGAAAACTTCTCGTTGAACATGCGCTCTATCTCCTTCCTGATCTCGTCGGACGGCTTGCCGTCGTTGAAGTTGACGAGCAGGGAGCCGGAGAAGCCGTTGTTGATGCTGTTGAGGTGATAGTCGGAGATGCAGACCTCGCACAGGCAGTCCTTGACGGCCGCGCAGTAGTCCGGCAGCGGATACGTCTGCGTGTGGTCGTTCTTCACGAAAAGGATCGTGTTGTAGTTCCTTTCCCTTTCCTCGTCGGTCAGCGTCTGCCACCTCTCCGGCGATATATCCATGTATTTCGGATATTCCAGGACCTTAGCGAGCCCGCCCCTGTTCCATTTCTCGGAATAGTAGAACACGGTGTTCTCCTTGTTGGAGCGGAGGTACTGCATCGGCACGTGGTAGACCGCCACGACCTTGCCTGCCGCATTGCGGACCGCCTGCAGGGCGAAGCCGCCGAACAGCTCGCGGTCAAAGGCGAGGGTGCGTGCCTGCTCGCGGATCGTGGTCCCTTTCGGATTCATGACGCCGGCCCTGTAACCTGCATCGGGAAGGGGTGCTATCGTGATGTCGTCGCCGACGATGAAGTCGACGGTCCCCATGATCACGGACCGCAGCGTCGGGCTGTCCTTTGACAGGCCGAGAAGGAAATCGGGATAACGGTTGCGGTCTCCCCATTCCACCCAGTCCCGCGACGTCGTCTTCTCCCTCGGAGTGACGATGTGCGTCTCGACGTAGGGATCAATAGCCGCGAAGGATACCGGCAGCGCCTGCCTGTCGTTTTCATTCAGATTCGCCATATTGCTTTACTTGATAAGTTTCACCATACTGCACGACTTCCACCTCGTCCTCGCCGGTGACGCGGAGCAGTCCCGTGACGGTACCTTCCCCCACCAGCAGCTCGTATTCGTACTCTCCCTTGTGGACGTCCTCCGGCAAAGTCACCGTCAGGACCAGGAACGCGCCCTGCCTGCGTGACGAGCTCACCGGGATAGCCCTCCATTCGTCGACGTCGACGGTGCTCCAGACGCGGAAGTATCCGGTCTCCCCGGCATAGCCTCCATGCGGGACGAATATCGTCTGCTCCCCGGCGTTATTTCCATTCAGATAAATCATTATGAAGTCGTTTTATTATAAATATCAATTGCCGCCCGAACGTAAACGAGGAAGGCCGCGCCTCCTGATGAAGCACGGCCTCCGCGATATGCGAGGAAAGAAATCGGGTTAAGCGTCCACGATGTCGGACATGATAGTCGCGTCGACCTCCATAGGGAGCACGAGCGAGTTGTCCTGAAGGGTGACGGAGTAGCCGTTCCTGTCGGCGCGGGCGGTGCCGGTGAGGCCGTCGCCTGCGGATGCCTTGACAGGTGCGTCGTAGCCGAGATACCAGTAGGCGCCGTTCGCGTCCTTGACGATGACGGCGAGCTCGCCCTGTGCCAGGGCCACGAACTCGATGCGCTTGACGGTATCCATCTTGTTAGCCTGGATGACGAGGTCGGAGACCACGAACTTCGTGCCGTTCTCGTTGCTGATCGTGTAGTTGGACGACAGGCTGGCGGTGTTCCTCGGCAGCGCGTATTTCTTGAACTTGGCGCCGGATGCGAGGGTGATCGCGGTGATCTTGTCCGCCGTCGGGGTGACGCCGGTGACGTCAGCGTGATTCGCTATATAGACCTCGACAACGCCTCCCATTGAAGGAGAGCAGTCATTCGCGAGGCCGTTCAGAGTCTGTGAACATGAATTAGGCATAATCGTCGTTTTTTAAGCGTTTAAAGAGCACGGGCGGGTATGTATCCACCCGCGCTCGTTGGATTCGTTACAGAGTACCGCAGAGGGTGTTGTTAAGCCTGCTCCTTAGTCTTGAATACCTTGTCTGCGTCGGCGAGAGCCTCGGCTGCTGCCTGGATGCCCGCGAGGGCTGCGGCATTGGCGCCCATAGTGGAGACAGGGGCTGCGGCGAAGGTGCCGAGGACCACCATGTCCGGGAAGTAATAGGCGACGCCGGAGCACCACTTCAGCTTCAGCTGGAAGGCCTCCTTCATCTTGTCGTACTCGATGAGGATGCGCTCGTCGTCGTTCTCCATGTCGGTACCGTAGACGAGGTTGTTGGCGAAGGTACCCACGATGTCAAGAGAACCGGCAAGGCCCGGAGTCTTGATGACGCGGACGTCGGTGCCAGGGATGATGAACTCCTCCGGTGCGGCGTTCTGAGGGCCGGCATAGTGGAAGAAGTTGAGGGCGACGAGGTCCTGCAGGAAGGCGCGATAGATCGCCGGTCCCACGAAGATGACGCCACCGCGCTTGAGGACTTCCTCTGGAAGCGCCATGTAGACGGCGAGGATACCGTTATAGGCGGAGGTGCCGGAAGCGATTGCAACGTCGATGACATCGGAGTCAGCGCCGAACTGCTTGAGGAATCCGTCGAACCACTTGAGGTCGCTGTTGGTGGTGAGGGTGGTGTCACCCTGCCAGATGAGATTCTC